GGAGCGGGGCTTTTCCGGAGCCGTGAAATCCGGCTGCAGCGACACCCCCGGCGCTGGCGGCATGTCGGCGACGGTATCGATGAATTCACCCAGATCGCGTTCCAGCGCGGGGTTCATTTCCACGATCCGAACCTGCGTCTTGAGGTTGTTCTTGTAATAGACCGAGCCTGCCACCCGGATCGGCTGGTGGGCCGAGCGGAAGTGCATGTCACCACCGGCCTTGGCGGCAATGTCACCGCGCAGGCGGCACACCCGGCGGATATCATCACCCTCGGCAGGCTCACTGAGTTTCCACCAGACATGTGCCTTGCGCTGTCCCTCGGGCGTGACCCCTCCGCTTTCGACCACCATGGTCGGTGCGCCAAGATGGCGTTCGAGATGGGCGCGCTTGGCGGCAATATCGCCGGTGTCGATATCCACAACCACGGTTTGCATCTGCAGGACTTCTGCGGCCTTGGCTTGGCCGGGGGCCGCGACTGTACCGGGGATGACGTAGACCGCTGCGCCCTCACGCGACGCCCATGTGGTAAAGGTGGCCATCTTGTCGGGGGTGGCCTGATCCGCCTCTATCCAGATGTTGTGCGGGCGGCCGTTGATGCCTTGGCCCTTGTCGATGAAGCTGCGGACCGGGATCAACCCGTCGCAATAGCCGAAGACGACCTGCATGAACTGGGCGATTTGCGCGGGGTCAGGCTCGTCGCCGAAGACATCCACCTGCGAGACCGCATCGTTGAAATCCCGCCATGGGTTGAAATGGATCAGGTTTTCTTTGGGCTGGTCGATGGGCGTTGGCGTGTCGGACTGCGTGTCGGACGGCGCGTGGTGATCGGCTTGATCGTCGTGGTCAGTACTCATTTTGGATCCCTCAAATTGATCTGGTGAACGGAGCGGGTCTTTGGGTGTGTCGGTCATGCGGGCATCCCCCAGCAGCGCTCCGCCCATGGGCAGAAGCGGCATTCAAAGAAGTCGCGATTTTGTGCGACGCGCGGCAGCAACTCGCCCGCGTCGGTGGCCTGCAGGATCCGCACGCCGCGATCCGACATGCGCTGCGCCAGATCGGCATCGAAGGGCACCAACTCGTGGTGCATCTCTGCCGTGTCCTTGTTGATGGCGGTGAAGAGCGCTGGCGCGGATGCAATGCCTGGGATCGTCGCGTCCATATAGGCCTGGTAGACCGCGATCTGGGCTGCATAGACCGGCTTGGACTTGGTCACGCCGTCCTTGACGCAAGCGCGCCAGTTCTTGGCGTTCATCGTCTTGCATTCCCAGAGCGAGGGGATGGCCAGCCCGAAGCCTTCGGGGCCTGCGGCGATGATGCCATCGACATGGCCACGGATGCGCCCACCTGCGACAGAGAAGCCTAACTGGCCACCATCGGGCCGATTGCCCTTCCGCGTGTAAAGATCGAAGCCCGCGCCGCGCAGCCAGGCCACCGCCAGATCCTCAAGGACATGGCCGATGGCGAAGATGCGCAGCAATTGTCCGGAGAATTCTTGGCCCTCGTCCTTGGGCGCGTGGGTGAACTCGAACTGCAGCGCCCGTTCGCAAGCGTGGCCGAGGCGCGAGCCGCCGAGATAGTCACGCGGGGCGCGGGTGGCATTCTCGGCAGTCAGCACCGCATCGACAGCGGCGTTCACCTGCTCGGCAAAGCTGGGGCGGTGATTATAGTCCAGCATCAAAACGGTACCTCCGGGGTTTTTGATTTTGCAATATCGGCCATCGCTTCGCGAAAGCCCTCGACGGCCTCCTCGATCACCGCGCGGACTTGGTGTTCGGACAGTTCGGCCAGCTGCGTCTGCCAACCGATCTCGTCCATCAGCAGCGCCACCCGCTTCATGGTGGCGGTGACGGCGGCGCGTTCCTCGTCGGTCAGGTCAACCATGGCTGAGGATCCCCGCACCAAGCGCCACCAGTAGTCTTGGCAGGACATCGAGCAGAACCAGACCGACGGCCGGGGATGCTTCGATCGCACCGGATCCGACCAGCCAAAACCACACGCCGGAGAACGGCAGACCGCGCAGAGCTGAAATCGTGGATGCCAGAGCGTCCGGCGCTGATCTGCGGGCATGGGACTGTTTTTTGTCATGGGTCATGCCGCCCTCCGCGCATCGGGAACCGCCGCCATGATCAGCTGGCGGATCACGCGCTTGTTGAAGGTGAAGGTGATCAGCGCCGAGGCGTGATAGCGGGTCAGGCCATAGTCCTGCCGGTAGGCGGGGGCCAAATATTGCAGCTGCTTTTCGGTGGCGGCCTGGTTCAGCCAGCCGCGTGTTTTGAAGGCGCTCTCGTCGGTTTCGACTTCGTTCAGCCAATCGTCGGCTTGTGCGAGGCAGACGGTCCGCTCACCGATGCCCAGCAGGCGCGGGCTTTGGCCCTTCGCGCCGCCAACCGCATGCCAGCGGCCTTCGAGGAAGAAGATGCCACCCCAGGCGTTGAACCCGTTGGCCATCAGCGCGTCATCGGCCCCGAAAAGGTCGATCCAGGCGAAGCTGGACCGCTTCAACAGATCGATCTCCGTCATGATGAAGCCGCTGAGCGTCCCATCATCGGCCTCTTGTGAACGCAGGTCCTCCTCGCGCTCGAACACCTCGCCACACAGCGGGCATTCAAAGCAGGCCAGCGGAATATCGGCCCCACAGGCCGGGCAGACCTTGGTCGGGGCATCTCCGGTCGCGGTCTTGCCGTCGAGATCGACATCCTGTTCCAGCGTGCCGTGGATCAGGCTTGATGTGCCAAAATCCAGCACAATGCAGTCGGTCTTGATGACGCCGGGGTGTTCCTCGGGATCGATAATGCGCAGGCCGCGCCCGACCATCTGGATCATGGTCGACTTGTAGGAACTGGGCCGCAGCAGCACGACGCAGGAGGTCGGCGGATGGTCCCAGCCTTCAGTCAAAACGGCAACGTTGACGATGACGCGGATCGTCCCGGCGGCGTAGGCGGCCAAGATCGCCTTGCGGGTCTCGGCCGCCAGATCGCCATGGATCAGCGCGGCAGACACACCAGAGGCCCTGAACGCGTCGGTGACGTGTTCGGCATGGGCGACGGTCGAACAAAAGATCACGGTCTGACGATCGCCCGCCTTCTCCTTCCAGTGCCGGATGACCTCGTCGGTAACCGGCGCGCGGTCCATGATCGACGCGACCTCCGCCATGTCGAAATCCGCCAGCGTCTTACGAACCGACCGCAGCTTGTCCTGCACACCGACATCAATGACAAAGGTGCGGGGCGGCACGAGATGGCCCGAGGCGATCAACTCGCCCAGACGCACCTGATCGGCGACATTGTCGAACACCTCGCGCAGCCCCTTTTTGTCGCCCCGGTTCGGCGTGGCGGTAACGCCGAAGATCCGGGCGTCAGGATTGGCATTGCGGACATGGTCGATGATGCGGCGGTAGCTTGCCGCAACCGCATGATGCGCCTCGTCGATTACCAGTAGATCAAGCCGCGGCATGGCTGCGAGATTGCCGATCCGGGCTAGGGTCGGCACCATGGCGAAGGTCACCTGACCCGCCCACGACTTGGCACTGGCATCGACCACCGAAGTGGTCAGGCCCGGATTGACCCGGGCAAACTTGCCCCGGTTCTGATCGGTCAGCTCATCGCGGTGGGCCAGCACGCAGGCCTTGGCATCGGTGTTGCCGATACTTTCGCCGATGACCGCGGATAATGCCAAAGTTTTACCGAACCCGGTGCTCGCCACACTTAGCGTGTTGCCGTGGGCGTCAAGCGCAGCAAGGCTGCGCTCAACAAAGAGTTTCTGACGGGGGCGAAGGCGCATGATCGCCCCCTCACTCGGCCCAGCTGGGACGCCCGGAAAAACCGGGGATCGCAGGGGTTTGTGGCGTCTGCTGTTGGGGGCTGGGTGCTGCGTAGCCCTGAGCCGGGGCGACATAGCCCTGCTGCGGCGCGTTGTTTGCAGGGGGCTGGCTGTAACCCTGCATCGGCGCTGCCCCACCATGCCCCATCATCTGCGCATAATCGCGGTGGCTGGGCGTGACGGCCGAGCGGACCTCGTTTTTGTCGTCGCCGTTGGTGTCGGATCCGATGTCCATCCGGGCGATGAATTCGATCCCGTCCAACTCGGCAAAGCCGCTGATCCGGCGCTTGGCCTGTGCCTGCGCCGAGTTATCCTTGTCGCCG